CTTTAAAATTCCTCCGACGGATATTTTGGGAAATTGCCTTACAAAAACTATAGGCAAACTTACGCATAAGTACGGTAAAGTGCACAGATACTTCTAGTAACCAATGTGATACTCCTAAGTAAATATTACAAAGTAGCTAACTAGTGGCCCCATACATTAGTACCTTCTCCGGTATCTGTGTACTCTACTGTACTTATGACGGATAATTTTAGAAAGGAATAACCAAATGAAGCAGACAAAGGAAACTAAGCCTGCTGCACCAGCTGTAACCATCGAAGCAAGAGAGAATCAGATGATTGCTCTTGCCGTTGACGAGGCTGAGAGAAGAATTAAAGGCGGAAAAGCTTCAGATTCTTTGCTGATTCATTATTTGAAACTGGGTACAACCAGGAATCAATTAGAAAAAGCCAAATTAGAAAAGGAAACCGCTCTAGCCCAAGCAAAAGTTGACAGCATCAAGCAGGCTGAACAAACAGAAGAAAGATACAAAGAAGCAATAAGGGCTATGACCATCTATACTGGTAATGGTGAAGAGGAGGACTACAATGATTAGAACATATTCTGAACTAATCAAGCTAGATTCATTCATAGAACGTTACAGATATTTGAAACTGTCAGGCAAAGTCGGTGAAGACACCTTTGGGTTTGATCGCTGGCTTAATCAGAAGTTCTACAAGTCACCAGAGTATAGAAAAGTAAGACGTGAAGTTATATTAAGAGACAACGGTTGTGATCTAGGTGATCCTGAGTTTGAGATTGCCGGTCGAGTCATCATTCACCATATGAACCCAATAACTCAGACGGATATTTTGGAGCGGAGTGACTTCGCTTTAGATCCAGAGTATATGATTTGTGTTAGTCACGGCACTCACAATGCTATTCACTATGGAGATGAGAGTCAATTGCCTATCAATGATATTGTGATACGTCGGCCAAACGATCAAGCACCGTGGAAAAGGAGTAACCAATGAGTAAAAACAGAAAGTATAGAGACTATACAAACTTTTCACAGGAAGAACCAAAGCTTACACCTGCTGAAGAAGACATTCAGGATCTTGAGAACATTATAGAGACTGTAAAGGAAGTTAGAGATGAACCAAAAGAAGAGGTTTACATCAAGCAGGAAGAAGGAGACCCGTCACTCGAGGTTAATACCTTCAATAATGACAGTCTTACGGTTGGAACAATTAACTGTCCAAAACTTAGAGTCAGAACCTCAGAGTCAACAGCAAAGAATGACAACATTATAGGTATCTATGAGAAGGGAACGAAAGTCACAATACTCCAAGACAAAGGAGAGTGGCTGTTCGTAGAGATTGAGAAGAACTCTATCCAAGTTAGAGGTTTTGTAATGTCTAAGTTCATTAGTGGTGTTAACTCAATAAAAGAAGATTAAGGAGGAACGCATATGGAACCTTTAACATTAGAATCAACAATCGATCAAATGTTATCTGCGGATTACAAAGACCGATTCCAAGCAGAAGTTAAGCAGTTAAGGATAAGACTTACAAAATTAAGAATTATGATTAATGAATGGGATAATGGGGAGCTGGACTTTACACCAACCTGCCCAAGATCAATGTATGATGAACAAATAGATGCTATGGAGAAGTATATGGACATACTCATTAAACGAGCAGAACTTGAAGGAATACATTTATAAGGAGATTAGTTATGGAGGATAGCATACTCAATACAATTAAACAAATGCTCGGCATCTATCCTGACGACACAGCGTTCGACACAGAACTAATCACTCATATTAATAATGCTATTGCTGACCTAATTCATATGGGTGATTCAACAGACTGGAACTTCAGGATCTATGACTCATCCAATCGCTGGAGCGAGTTTGTTGATAATGAAGCAGCAATAAGCCAAGCAACACAGTATGTCTACTGTAAAGTACGACTAATTTTTGATCCTCCATCCAATTCTTTTGTTGTAGATTCGATAGCCAAGTCAAAAGATGAAGCCGGCTGGAGATTCTACGAAATGCTAGATCAGGAGAGAATCAATGGAAGAGATTAAAGAATTAATTCAGCAGTTTCAGTTCACAAATGGAACATGGACACTATTACTACCTATAATACTTATGGGAATAGATGTTCTAACAGGCTTAACAAATGCCTGGGTGAAAGGAAAGATTAAATCGTCAATACTCAGAGCAGGACTTGGTAAGAAGATGGGTGAAATCGTAGTTCTTGCTATTGGCGAAATGTTCCTATTTGGTATGAACTTACCAGCGGGTGTTATGGATGGAATTTCCATTTATATTATCCTTATGGAACTAATAAGCATATGCGAAAACTTATCTAAACTTGGAGTACCAATACCTAAGTTTATACAGAGAGCACTGGATACAGCAGAAGGGAAGATCCAGGGCAAAGACGACAGCAAAGAAGATGAGTAATGTATATTTTTTATAACCCTAATCCATCCGGATTGTTTACAGATGACTGCACAGTTAGAGCTATATGCAAGGCTTTAAATCGTGACTGGAATGATGTATATTTGGATCTGTGTTTAGAGGGTTCTATGCTTCATAGAATGCCATCAGCTAGTGTCGTTTGGAATAGCTATCTAACAAAACGGGGCTTTAAACGATTCATAGTTCCAAGCACATGTCCTATCTGTTACACTATTAAAGAATTTGCTAAAGAACATAGAGAAGGAATTTTTATAGTGGCTACTGATGATCATGTTGTAACAATTATTAACGGAGATTACTATGATACAGGTGATTCGGGAGATGAAATCCCGGTTTACTATTGGAAGGAGACTAAATAATGCCTATTAACAACTTCAATCCGTATATGCAAACACAGGCAAATAATTTAGTTCAGCAAAGCACTGAGCCACGTAAACAGAATGGTTTTATACCTATAAGTGGCGGCGAAGAGTCGGCTTTGAACTACATTATGAATGCAAATTCGACAGCATTCTTCATCTCAGGAGATACTAGCGAAATGTTCATGAGAAGTGTAGATTCTAATGGCATGACTAATATGTTTCGTGCTTTCGACATCAAAGAGAAGATGCCTAAATACCAAGTAAATCTGATGGGCGAAAGCTTAAATGATTTTGCTACTAAAGATGATATACAGAAATTGACCAATGAAGTAAAAGATTTAAAGAAGTTCATAGACGAATTAACTTCACCAGGAGCTAAAGGATAAAAAACATGAATCAAAATGGAAGTAATTTGTTAAATCAATTGGGTGGCGTAATTGGCGCTAGAAATAGACTAGACGAATTTTCAAAACAGTTCGCCAACTCAACTAATCAGACCCCTCAACAGGTTGGGCAACAGATCCAACAGCAAATGTCACCAGAGCAGTTTCAAATGTTTGCTGCAATAGCTGACATGATAGTTGGACGAAGAAATTAGTATACTCATGGTCCAAGTGTACATAGGGCTTTAGTAGTATAAATCATTTTTAAGGAGGCATGAAGCCATGTCTATACTTAGTGGTAATGGCGGTCTTAGCGCTGCCGATATCGCAGCTGTTATGGGAAACGGTAACGGCGGAAATTACGGAAACTGGGGAGCTGATGGAGCTTGGTGGTTAGTAATCATTATGCTTTTCGCTCTCACAGGAGGAACCTGGGGCAATGGAGGCTTCGGCGGAAACGGCTCTGGTACCATGTTTGTACAGAATGATGTACAGCGTGGATTCGATCAGTCTGCTGTAATGTCTGGAATCAATGGACTTACAACAGCTGTATCTAATGGATTTGCTAATGCTGAGATTTCTAGATGTAATACCCAGGCTAATTTAACAAATCTACTAAACAACATCGCAATGCAGCAGCAGAACTGTTGTTGTGAGAATCGTGCTGCAGTAGCCGATCTCAAATATACAGTTGCTACTGAGAATTGTGCAGATAGGGCAGCTTTGTCTGACGGTATTAGAGATGTTATCTCTAGCCAGGCAGCAAACACTCAGAACCTTATCAACTCAACAAATCAGGGATTTCAGAACATCATGAATAAGATCTGTCAGCTTGAGCTCGATGCCAAGAATGATAAGATTGCAGATCTTCAGAGACAGGTTAGCGATGCACAGCGTCGTCAGGAACTTGCTTCTGTTGAGGCTAACATTATCCAGAACAATGGTGTTCAGACATCAGTTCTTGAGAACTATCTGAATCCACCTGCAATCCCTGCTTATGTAGTGCCAAATCCTAATTGCTGTAACACACAGTACTACAACGGTTGTGGACGTAGAACGACAGCATAAGGAGGTGACATGAATGGCTGCATATGGTAATAATACCGACCAGACACTAGCACCAAACCAGCCTACAGTGTTCACAGATGTGTTAGTTCCTTGTAATAGAGGACTAGTAAGATTTAATCCAGGTTCAACATTCTTTGTGTTGAGTGGATGGACACCTTGGGCTAATGATGGGTGTTGTTGTCCGTGCTGCAGTGACAATGACGATGCTGAATACAGCGTGCATGTCAAAGCTAATATTGCGATTCCTACAGGTGGAACAGCAGGTGAGATTTCAATGGCTTTAGCTGTTGGAGGATCCGTAGTACCTTTAAGTTCTATGCGAGTAACACCGGCCGCTGTTGAGGAGTTCTTTAACATTAGCGTAGATATGCCTATAAGCATCTTCAATGGTTGTTGTCAGAATGTGTCACTAGTAAACACAAGCACACAAGACATCCTTGTAAACACTCCTTTGATCGAAATCACCAGACCAGATCTGGTAGTAACTTATTAAAGGAGGAAAATCAAAATGGAAGAAAAACTTTTTGAATACGAGGATATGCTCATGGCGGAACTCGAAGACATCATGGCTAAAAAACGAGCTGGACAGAGTTTCACAGAGCAAGATATTTGTAACGGCGAGAAGATTCTAAAGTCAATGGAGCACATTGAGCGAATCGCTATGATGGGCGAAGTAAGTCCAGAGGAAGACCTAATGTATGGTAACAACAATGGATATTCTGCTTCATACCGTACTAATCAGTATGGTAATTCCCGTTATGGTAGAAACCAGTATGGCACTAATACATCAAGTATGACTAGAAGCTATTCTGGTAGACGTTATGGACATACACCAGAAGATTTCCGCATGGAGATCCAGGAGCGACTTTCTCACACAAATGATCCTAACGAAAAACTTATGCTTAACAACTGGCTTAATGAATTAAATGGCCGACAGTAACTACTAATGATTAGGGGCTGCTTAGAGTAATCTAGGTGGCCTCTTTTCTATTTAATAGGAGGATCGGAAATGGAAGTAAGAAGGATTTCAGATTCCGAGCTTCAACACCACGGAATACTTGGAATGCACTGGGGTGTTAGAAGGTATCAGAATAAAGATGGTACTCTAACTTCCGCTGGTCGAAAGAGAAAAGGTATAGTTGAGACCTATAAGAACAAAAAGAAGATGCGCAAACTCCGTGATGCCAAGGAAGCAAAGAAGGCTGAGCGTGAGGAGAAAGAACGAATTATTAATTCGGGAGATGCGTCTCAAGTAAAGAAGATTGCAAGTAAACTAACTCAAGAAGAAATGGACACAGCATTGGCTAAAATAAAGTTTACTGCCGATCTCGATAGCTATATTTCTGGTAAAAAGCAGGAAACCGCTAGAAAAGGTAAAAGCTATTTGGAAACCGCCGCAGCTACAATGCAAACAATTGGTAATATGGCTCAAGCTGCCGGTAATGTCTATAATACCCTTGAAAAATTTGGAGTTATTGATAGTAAAAGTCGAGATCAAAAAGCATTTGATAAACTTAAAAGACAGTCGGAGATTAGCAAATTCAAATATGAAATTGCCAGCAATGCTGAAAGGAACAAAATACTAGCTAGCGGTGATCAGGAAGCAATTAATAGTTTGTTAAAAATAAAAAAGAAAAAAGAGGATGACGATTAATCATGTATTTTAATCATTCCGGAATTAAAGGCCAACGTAAAGGTGTAAGACGGTTTCAATATGCTAATAAGACTTATACACCTGCTGGTAATGAACGATATAGACCTAAAAAAAGTACCAATGCATTCACAAATGCATTCACAAATGCAGTATTAGTTGGTGGAACCGCTACCTATTTAGGAGCATTACATACAACAAATATGGGTGCTTCTATAACATCATTACTAGCAACCCCGATCACAAAAGTGGCAGCGGATGTTGTTGGAGTTGGAGCTGCAGTCGTTGGCGGTTTAGCAAGTATACCATTACCAGTAATAGCATTAGGCGTCCCAATAGGGGCAATAGCAACAGTTTCAGTTATAAAATCTGGAATGGATTACATCGAAGAACTTAAAGATCGATAATTAGAGGTTTAATATTACTTACATTGATGTGACATTAGCAACCTCTTTTTATATTTGAAGGCAGAATTACTAGCCATTACTCGCACCGATGGACTTAAATACAGCGCTGGTAGTTTTGCTTTCCCTTATTTTTATTAATACCTTTTGGAGGTATATTTTATGGAAGTTAGAAAATTAAAACCTGATGAACTTCAGCATCATGGTGTTAAAGGCCAGAAATGGGGTGTTAGAAGGTATCAGAATTATGACGGAACCCTTAAGAGGTCCGGTAAAAGACTAATTAAAAGACTAAATACCCTATCTAAACAAAAAGCAGCTACTGAACAGCACTACAAAGATAATCAATCAATAAAAAAAGATTATAGAGCCGGAAAAGAAGAAACAGCTCAAAGTAAACTTAAAAATACGACTAGAAAAAAAACATATGATTCTAGGGCGTATTTAAACGGTTCCTTTGCTTTAGGTGTTGCTGGTGGAATTGCTAATAATGCTTTAGCTATAGAGCAGTATAATAATAAAACACATCTTAAAGCTGGCGTTAAAGATATTAATAAACTAAAAGATAAGAAAGAAACAAAGTTCTATGATAAGAAGATAGCGGCATATGATAAGAAAATTAATAATATAATAACCAAATTGGGGAACGAAGGAACAACTACAAAAGTAACCAAAGCAAAAGCAGAAATTGGCTATAGCTACATTAACGGCGGAATGTTTGGTTCTAAAGATGTTTATAAAGATACTGTTTCTTATAAAAAGTATGAGGTTAAATGATTATGGGAGTTAGAAAACTAAAATCTGACGAACTTCAACATCATGGCATCCTAGGTATGAAATGGGGTGTTAGACGATATCAGAATAAGGATGGTTCATTAACCGCTGCCGGTCGTAAAAGATATTCTGAGGGCTTGAAAAAAGATTTAAATAATACCCGCATAACAGATAAAAAATCTATAGACAAAACAATTAGCCAAAGAGATGACCTTAAGCAAATTCATAATAATATAAGTAATGATAAAGATTTTCAGAAAATTACAGCTGATAAAAAGCGTTTAAATGATACCATCGATGAATATGAGAAAGAATTTAAAAAAGATGTTGTTAAATATGTCAAACAATCTGTGATAGCTAGAGGATATGATCCTAAAGAAAACATGGATGAATTCAACAGAGAAATGAGTTTTCATTTAGATGATGATGGTGATCAAGGAGAAGAAGGCTCTGCTTGGGACTATTTTTTAAAATCTAAGAATACCTCATACGACGAAATAGATCAAAAAGCATATGATATTCATAAAAAACAGGAAGAAATAATAAAAAAATATACTGATGACGTTTTAAAAGATATAGGAGATGAACCAATATCTAAAAAAGCATATAATACAACAGTTAAAAGTTTTGTTACCAGCATGATGGAAGAAAAGTTTGACTCATATAACCCTGTTTATAGATTTCCTAATACAAGTGGATACACTTATGAATGGGCTGAAGGAAGCGGAAAAGAAGGAAAATTCCTAACATATGCAGAGAGTAGAAGTTTACATTCTGGTTTGGAACATTTATCATATGAAGAGTATAATAAAAAACTAGCTGAAAGACTATATGGAAAGAAAAAATAAGGAGTAACCCATGTTAAGTAATAAGGCAACACCTAAGTACTATGCTCAATTCCGTGAGCAAGTAATACGCGGTTACATACCAGTCAACGAGGAAATCTCAATGCATATGAACCGTATAGATGCCCTTATTGCTAACCCGGATTACTACTATGATGACCACGCTATTGATGGGTTTATCAGATTCTGTGAGGCTGAACTCACACAAACTAATGGGGATGACTTAGAGCTTCTTGAGTCATTCAAATTGTGGGCTGAAGATGCCCTAAGTTGGTTCTATTACGAAGAGAAGAGAGTCTTCTTTAGAGGAAAGAATGGATCTAAAGGTTCCTATAAGTTAATCAAAGTCAAGAAAAGACTTCGAAACAAACAATACTTAATAGTAGCCAGAGGTGCTGCCAAGACAATGTACGCCGCTTGTTTACAAGCGTATTTTTTATTGTGCGATTTGCATACCACAGACCAGATCACTGTTGCACCTACTATGCAGCAGGCTGATGAGGTATTATCACCAATACGTACAGCTATCGCTCGCTCTCGCGGACCATTATTCCAATTCCTAACCGAAGGCTCACAGCAGTCAACCCACAACAAAGCAAAACGCCCTAAATTAGAGTCTACAAAAGATGGTATCAGAAACAACCTTACAAACTCACTACTTCATATTTTACCATTGTCAATTAACAAATTGCAAGGTTACAGATGTAAGTATGCAACCGTAGATGAGTGGTTGTCTGGAGATCTGAAAGAAGACCCTATAGGTGCTATTGAGCAGAGTTGTGCTAAAGGTGGCGCTGAGTATCTTATTATAGCGACTTCATCTGAAGGAACCGTCCGAAATGGCTCCGGTGATACTATCAAAATGGAGTTGCTAAAGATTCTAAAAGGCGAGTATCAAAATGATCACGTATCTATATGGTACTACCGATTAGACAAAATTGAAGAAGTCGCAGATCCTAATATGTGGATCAAAGCTAATCCTAATATTGGTATAACCGTATCATACGAAACATATCAGCTTGACGTGGAGAGGTCAGAACAAGCCCCTGCCACACGTAATGATATTTTAGCTAAACGTTTCGGTATTCCAATGGAAGGTTACACATACTTCTTCACTTATGAGGAGACTGTTCCTCATAGAAAACAGAATTTCGACAAAATGCCATGCTCTCTTGGTGCGGACCTATCTCAAGGTGATGACTTCTGTGCATTCACTTTCTTATTTCCACTTGGTAATGGTGGCTTCGGTGTTAAGACTCGAAGCTATATTACCAAACTTACATTCGACAAACTAACCCTGGCAGCGCAAGCAAAGTATGATGAGTTCATACGAGAAGGCAGTTTGATAATTATGGAAGGTACTGTCTTAGATATGATGGAGGTCTTTGACGACTTGATTGCTCATATCGACAAGCACGAGTATGATTGCGTTTCATTTGGATATGACCCATACAATGCTAAAGAGTTTGTTGCTAGATGGGAAGTTGAGAATGGTCCATTCGGAATAGAGAAAGTTATACAGGGTGCACGTACAGAGTCTGTACCACTTGGAGAACTAAAGATATTAGCAGAAGAGAGAATGCTTGTGTTTGATGAAGTTCTTATGCAGTTTGCTATGGGCAACTGTATAACTGTTGAAGACACAAATGGAAACAGAAAATTATTAAAACTACGCTACGATGCGAAGATCGATAACGTTGCAGCTATGATGGATGCCTACGTTGCTTATAAGGTCCACATTGAGGCGTTTGATTAAATAAAGGAGGAAACTCAAATGGCGAAGACAATTAGAGAAGAGCTTAAAGATTCTTATCTTGCAGCTGGTGGACTTCAGGAGAATCTTACTAATGACTCACAGACCATTCAGGGTATGATTCACGCTAAGAACAACCTGGCTGTTAATAGCATTAGTAATGTAACTGTTACACCTAAGGCTAAGACAGACACCATCTATGGTTACACAGTATCTGATCTTCAGGAGGATGTTGTAATTGAGAATGGTAAGGTAACAGGTAAGCTTAAGTATGTAACAGAAGGTCAGCTTGCTGATTACTGGGGACCTGGTTACTTCTTGGCTGTTGATTATTCAGATGAGAACTCAACGGGAGCAACATACAAGACCGGTTACTACCCATCAGAGGGCTCTGGCTTTGTTGATCTTACAGTTCCAGATGATGGCGCTGGTAAGATCACAGACAAGTACAACCAGAAGCTCTATGTATTCAAGACCGTTAACGGAGCAGAGCATACTCAGATCTTCGATCTGTCAGGACTTACACTTTTGCCTCCAGAAGATGAAGACTAATTAAGGAGATAAGCGATGGAAGTTAGAATGAATAGCCCAACGCCATCTGAACTGTATCATCACGGCGTGCTTGGTCAGAAGTGGGGTGTCCGTCGCTACCAGAATAAAGATGGCTCATTAACAGCTGCCGGTAAAGCAAAACTTAAGCAGTTTAAGAAAGACGAAACTGCCCAGATCAGAACGAAACTGGCAACTAAAAGAGATAAAATTAATAAGAAGATTTCAGAGACTGATGATAAACAAAAGAAGCAGGAACTGAGATCTAAACTATTAAAAGCAAGAAAGAATGCACAGGCAGAGATTAATATTATTAAGGATTACACCATTAAAGACATTCAGAAAGAGAAGATCGCTGTCGGTGCAGAAGTTACTGCAAAAACATTACTGGCAGTTGGAACTTTTGTAATTCCATTTGTTCCTGATGTTGCTGGCGTTGCTTTAATTGCTTCGTCACACGGGGCAAAGCAGCGTTATAGACTAAAAGGAGATTAAAATCAAAATGGCAGAGTTTTTAAAAAGATTCCAGAAAGCCTGGAATGCCTTTCTCGGACGTGACCCGACGAATAGGTTTTTAGACAACAATTATTATGGTGGATATTCTTATAGACCAGATCGTAATCGTATGTACTATGGTAATGAACGGTCTATTATTGCGTCTATCTACAATCGTATTTCAATCGATTGTGCTGCCATAACAATACAGCACGTCAAAGTAGACGATAACAACCGTTATGTCGAAACGATACAATCAAAACTTAATAATTGCCTTACCTTAGACGCCAATCTTGACCAAACAGGTAGGGCACTCATTCAAGATGTCGTACTTTCAATGTTTGATGAGGGCTGTGTTGCTGTTGTACCAACAGATACTACAGAAAATCCTAATCAGACCGACTCGTATGATATTTTGACAATGCGTACAGGCCGAATTATTGAATGGTTTCCTTATTGGGTAAAAGTTGAGGTCTATAACGAAAATACTGGCCAGAAACAGCAGATAATGATGCAGAAGAAAGATGTAGCCATTATCGAGAACCCAATGTATGCAGTAATGAACGAGCCTAATAGTACGCTTCGTCGACTTATAAGGAAATTAAACCTCCTGGATGCGGTTGACGAACAATCTAGCGCAGGAAAGCTGGATCTTATTATTCAGCTTCCATATACAATTCGTACAGAGAATAGAAGAAAGCAGGCTGAAGACCGTCGTAAAGACATTGAGAATCAGCTTGCCGGTTCTAAGTATGGTATTGCTTATGCAGATGCCACAGAGCACATTACACAGTTGAATCGTCCAGTAGATAACAATCTGATGAATCAGGTTCAGTATCTAACGAGTATGCTTTATAGCCAGCTAGGACTTACCGAGACAATCTTCAATGGAACTGCTGACGAACAGACTATGTTGAATTATTACAATACCACAATTGAGCCAATAATGTCCGCTATAACTGACGAATTTAAACGTAAGTTCCTAACCAAAACGGCAAGGACACAGCATCAGTCGATAATGTACTTTAGAGACCCATTTAGACTCATACCAATTGGACAGATCGCAGACATTGCTGATAAGTTTACCCGAAATGAGATTCTTACATCCAATGAGCTCAGAGGAATTGTTGGTTTCAAGCCTTCGAGTGACCCTAAGGCTGATCAGCTAATCAACAGTAACCTCAATCAGTCTGATAATGAGGTTAAAGAGCAGACCAGTGGTTTCTTAGATAAGCCATTAGAGACTGAATAAAACTAAATGAAAGGAAACTTCAAAATGGGAGCAAAACACTACGATTTTAGTGGATGGGCTACCAAGAATGACATCCGTTGTACAGATGGAAGGACTATTCGTAAGAACGCCTTCAAGGATGACAACGGTAAGACAGTTCCTCTTGTTTGGAATCACGACCATAGTGGTCCAGACAACGTTCTAGGCCATGCGGTTCTTGAGAATCGCGAGGATGGTGTCTATGCTTACTGCTCATTTAATGAGACAGAGAAGGCGCAGACAGCTAAGGAACTTCTACGTCACGGTGATATTGGTTCACTGTCCATACACGCAAATCAACTTAAACAAAGTAAAAACAAAGATGTGCTTCATGGTGTAATCCGTGAAGTTAGCCTGGTACTAGCAGGAGCTAATTCAGGAGCCGTAATCGACTTCCCTATCATTCAGCATTCAGATGGTGAATACGATACAGTATACGATGAAGCAAACATCTATCCATACATCGAGGAACTTTCTCTTGAACACGGAGAAGTTCCTTCTTCTATTGCTGAGGAGGAAGTAGAAGAGTCTGAAGAGACCGTTGTAGAGGAAGAAATGAAGCACGCTGAAGAATCTGATAAGGAGGATAAAAAAGTGGCTGATGAGAATAAGACTGGTGGCGAGAAGACCATCGGTGATGTAGTAGCAACTATGACAGAAGAGCAGAAGACTGCTATGTATGCAATTGTAGGCCAGGCAATCGAAGATGCTAAGGCTGGTAATACTGAAAGTAATAAGGAGGATGAAGACGTGAAGCACAACGTATTCGATTCAGAGCAGGATGAGAGAGACGATGTTCTCACTCACGGAGAAATTGTAGAGCTCTTTGATGGAGCAAAGCGCGAGAAGGTTAGTTCTCTTAGAGACTATATGCTCGAGCACAGCATTGATACAGAAGGTATGATCGTATCTGAAGGAACACAGACATACGGCTTCAATGACGCTGGTATGCTTCTTCCAGAGCCAAAGAACCTTAATAATCCACCTGAGTGGATTAAGAGAGAGACTGGTTGGGTTTCTGTAGTAATGAACGGTGTTCATAAGACACCTTTCTCAAGAATCAAGTCTCAGTATGCTAACATCACAGAAGATGAAGCAAGAGCTAAGGGTTACATGAAGGGTAACCTTAAGAAAGAGGAAGTATTCACAATCCTTAAGAGAACAACTGCACCTTGTACTATCTACAAGAAACAGAAGCTTGATAGAGATGACATCATCGACATCACAGACTTTGATGTAGTTTCTTGGATTCGTGGAGAGATGGATATGATGCTCGACGAGGAAATCGCTCGTGCAATCCTTATTGGTGATGGTCGTCCAACAGATTCTGATGAGAAGATCAAGGAAGACTGCATCAGACCTATCGTTAAGGATGTTCCTCTCTTCAACGTTAAGGTTAATGTTCAGGTTGCAGCCGGTGCTACAGGTGCTGAGAAGGCTGACGCAATCATAGACTCAGTTCTTAGAAGTCGTAAGAACTATAAGGGCTCTGGTAACCCAACACTCTTCACAACAGAGGATTGGCTTACAGAGATGCTTCTTCTTAAGGATGGTATCGGACATCGTATGTACAAGACAGAGGCAGAGCTTGCTACAGCACTTCGCGTAAGCAAGATCGTTACAGTTGAAGTTATGGAAGGTTACAAACTCGACGGCAAGGACCTGGTTGGTGTTATTGTTAACCTTAATGACTACAATGTAGGCGCTGATAAGGGCGGACAGAAGGCACTCTTTGATGACTTCGATATCGATTACAACCAGTACAAGTACCTGATCGAGACCAGACGTTCTGGTGCTCTGATTAAGCCATACTCAGCTATGACTGTTGTAATTGATGAGGCTGTTACTTCAAATGAGGAGCCAAACGGCTAATTTCAAAATGGTAGTAATTTTATAGGAGGACGCAACTATGGCTAGATTTGCGGGAATTATCGGTTTTGTCAAAACCATTGAGCGTGAAGGCAGTGTCTGGGATGAAGAGGTAACTGAAAAGCCCTATAAAGGCGACATAGTCAGAGATGCTCGTAGATGGGAAAAACCAACAGAGGTCAATGACAATCTCACGCTCAGCAATGAGATTACCATAGTTGCCGATTCTTATATGCTATCAAATTGGGCTTTTATAAAGTACGTCATCTGGAATGGCGTTAAATGGAAGGTTAACTATATTGAGATTAACCGACCAAGAATAAGACTTACTCTAGGGGGTGTCTATAATGAAAACTCGACGCCTTGAACTTGATAAGAAACTTCGCGAGATCTTACAAGAAGAAACAGGACAAGTTAATTTATATTTTCAGCCACCTGAGGGTATGAAACTAACTTACCCTTGTATCGTTTATACCAAAGATACAGGGGATCATATGTTCGCTGATAATAAAGTGTATCAATTTACACAAGCATATCAGCTTACATATATTGACAAGAATCCAGACAATACTGTTGTTGAAAGGATTCTAAAAGACTTTAAATGGGCCAAGTATGGCCGTAGTTTTAAAGCCGAAAACATTAACCATGAAATAATAATTCTATACTATTAGGAGGAATTAACCATGTCAGATAATTTTAAGATGAAATGGGATCAGACAGGTGAGAAGTTCTACGAGACAGGTACTGACAGAGGTGCCCTTTATCCAATGGATAACAGCGGTGCTTACCCTAAGGGTGTCGTATGGAACGGTCTTACCGGTGTTACAGAGTCTCCTTCAGGAGCAGATAAGACAGACATTTATGCTGATAATAATAAGTACCTTACTCTGAGATCAGCAGAGGACTTCGGTGCTACACTTACTTGTTATACATACCCAGATGAGTGGATGGAGTGCGATGGTTCAAGACAGCCTATCGCTGGTGTAACAATTGGACAGCAGCCAAGAAAGGCCTTCGGTCTTGCATACAGAACTCTTGTTGGTAATGATATCGAGGGTACAGAGTATGGTTATAAGCTTCACCTTATTTGGAATGCCACAGCTTCACCATCAGAGAGAGCTTACAAGACAGTTAATGACTCACCAGAGGCTATTGAGTTCTCATATGAGCTGGCTACTACACCTACAGCCATTTCAGGTTACAAGCCAATTGCTTCTATGACCATCGACTCAACAAAGGTTGCTGCTGATAGACTTGCTGCTCTTGAGACTATACTTTATGGTACAGGAGAAACTGACGGTCGTCTTCCATCTCCAGATGAAGTACTTAGTATTCTTGGAGGAACAAGCACATATAGTGTTACAGTAATACCATCAAGAGTTGAACTTACAGTAGGAGACACATACTCACTCAGAACTGAGGTATCACCTTCCGGAACAGATATTACTTGGTCATCAAGCAATACAAGCTATGCTACAGTTGATACAAATGGAGTTGTTACAGCAGTTGCTGCTGGTACAGCTACAATTACAGCCACAATTACTGATGGCGATAGCAACGAATACACAGATACTTGTTCTGTAGTTGTTAGCGCTGCTGCTCAGGGCTAAGGAGTTTTTGTTGATGTAATAATACATTAGCATTAGGAGGATCGTATTTTGCAGGGTACGGTCCTCCATATTTTTTAGGGACCAAATTAGAAAAGGAGAATAAATACTATGTATGTAAAGAAAATTAAGTATACAAACTATAATGGGGAAGAAAGAGAAAGAAGATTCTATTTCAATCTTTCAAAAGCAGAAGTTCTTAATATGGAACTCAGCACAAATGGCGGTTATGAGAATTACATTAACCGTATTGTAGAGACAAGAGACCAGCACGAGCTTATCAGAATGTTCAAGGAACTTATCAAGATGTCATATGGTGTTAAATCAGATGATGGTGAAATGTTTATAAAGAATGACAAGGTATTCTCAGAGTTTGAGCAGTCTGAAGCATATAGTGAGTTCTATATGGAGCTGGTAACTAACACAGAATCAGCTATAGAGTTCATCAATGGTATTATGCCACAGGCACTTATGGCTGAGGTACAGAAAGACCCTCAGTATAAAGAGAAGATAGATGAGTATAAGAAGCTGGCTGTTAATGCTGTCGTTAAGCCTGTACAGTAGGAGTTGATGAATATTGAATGAAATGACAATAACTATTCCAGAAATGGAAACTTTTGATGAGGAGACAGAAAGATTTCATCACGTTAAAGAAACAAAAATAGTTATACTTCATTCACTTGTCTCTATTTCAAAATGGGAGTCAAAATGGAAAAAACCGTTCATTCATCAAGAACAGTTGCCAATAGATGAACTTAGAGATTATGTCAGATGTATGACATTAACCCAGAATGTAGATCCAGAAATCTATAAAGTCATACCGATTGATATTTTGAACGATGTTGTTGCTTATATGAACGACCAAAAAACCGCTACTTGGTTCAGCGATATAGCAAAACCTAATAAAAAGAACGGTGAAATAATTACCTCAGAGCTCGTTTACTATTGGATGACTGCAGCTAATATTCCAAAAGAATGTGAAAAATGGCACTTTAGTAGATTAATGACATTAATCAGAATATGTGCCGAAAAGAATAAAGAGCCAGAAAAGATGAAAAAGAACGATATATACAAACAAAATCACGCACTAAACGCTATGCGTAGAGCAAAAATGAAATCGAAAGGTTAGGTTTATTATGACACTTAATGATGTAATTCAGAAACTCGCACATAGATCTAACTATGGTGCGTATCGAAACACTTCTGTAATTGAGTATATAGTAATTCACTATACTGGAAATGATGGTGACCGTTCATTTAACAACGCAAATTACTTCCAGTCTAATAAGTATTTGGAAACCTCAGCGCATCTGTTCATAGATGATACAAAGATTTACCAATCAGTACCATTTGATTATGTGGCTTATTCAGTTGGTTCAAAGACTGTAGATACTTCTATGGGTGGCGGCAAATATTACAAGAAGTGTACAAACAAAAACTCTATCAATATCGAACTTTGTGACACGAATCGTAATGGAACATATGACGTAACTCAGCAAACCATAAACAATGCCATCGACATAACCAAGGAACTTATGGCTAAGTTTAATATCCCAGCATCAAGAGTAATAAGACACTTTGATGTAACTGGTAAACGTTGCCCGTCTTATTGGGTTCGAGATTCCGAATGGGAGTCAAAGTTCCATTCAAAACTCACTGTTACAGATGGCTGGAATAAAGAAGGAAACTTCTGGTATTACTATCGTAAAGGCCAAAAAGTCAAGTCTGAGTGGATTAATGAAAAAGGTAAGTATTACTATCTTAAAGCAGATGCCGCAATGGCTAGCAATGAGTTCGTAAAGTCATCAAATTACGATATTGATAAGAAACTTTACTATGTTAATAAAGAAGGGGATTGGGACTGTGAGACTTACAGATGGGCTAGCGACGATAAAGGATGGTGGATCTGTAAAGTTGGTGGTTCCTGGTACCCAAAGAACGAATGGGAGAAAGTAGACAACAAATGGTACTACTTTGACAATGAAGGCTATATGGTAACTGGGACTAAAACCATAGATGGACAGATCCGTTCATTTAATTCAAATGGTGAATTAGTCGGATAATTCAAAATGGGAGTAAACTTATGATTTCAGTTACTCACGAGGGCGATTTTAGTAAGACAGAACAGGCTTTACTAAAGTGGCGAAAACTTGATATAGACCACTATCTGGAGAAGTTTGGTCAGGCTGGAGTTGAAGCACTAGCTAAAGCAACACCAAAAGATACAGGACTTACTTCAGAGAGTTGGTATTACAAAATTGAAAAAGATGGTGACCGAATAACTATTACTTGGTGCAACAGCAATGTAGTTGATGATTGGTATAATGTTGCAGTAGGTATACAGTATGGTCACGGAACGGCAAGTGGTGTGTATGTGCAGGGTATAGACTATATCAATCCTGCTATGCGCACCATTTTTGATGAACTAGCAGAACAAATCTGGAAGGAGGTACAGCAGGCATGAGCTCTAATAATGTCGACGAGAGAGTCGTTAAGATGACGTTTGACAATGACCAATTTGAAGCCGGAGTCAAACAAACCTTATCTAGCCTTGAAGAACTCAAGCAGTCTCTCAAGTTCAACAACTCCTTAACAGGTATTCAGGCAGTTTCATCTGCGTTTAATAGCTTCTCATTAGCAAACATTACAACCCAGATAGATCAACTTACTAATCGGTTCTCAACTCTTGGAATAGTTGGTATGACTGCTATTGAGAACATTACTAATAAAATAATGAACTTCGCTTCGTCGAAGATTTCAAGCACCTTAGGTCAGATTACTTCTGGCGGTTGGGCAAGAGCTTCGAGTATTGCTCAGTCCAGATTCACGCTTCAAGGCCTTCTAAATGATGAAGAGAAAGTACAGGAAGCTTTTGATTCAGCTTCAAACGCTGTTGATGGTACGGCTTATAGTCTTAACTCTGCCGTTGCAGCAGCTTCTCAGTTAGCGGCATCAGGAATTGACGTTGGCGAGGAGATGGAAAACACCCTTAAGGGTATCGCCGGAACAGCGGCAATGACTGGTGATTCTTTTGATTCTATTGCTAACATCTTCACAACGGTCGCTGGTAATGGGCGATTAATGGGTATGCAGTTAACTCAATTAAGCGCGCACGGTCTTAATGCAGCAGCAACTATTGCTAACTATCTTGGTACCACAGAAGCAGAAGTCAGAGATATGACTTCAAAAGGTAAAATAGATTTTGAAACTTTCTCAGCAGCAATGCAAAGTGCATTTGGTGAGCACGCCAAAGATGCTAATAAGACCTTTAGCGGTTCGATGGATAACATTAAATCAGCACTTTCAAGAATTGGCGCTATATTTTCTTCAGGAATTATTGAGAATGATGATTTGATTAATGCATTAAATCAGATTCGAATCACAATCAATAGTATCAAGACTGCTATGCTTCCTTTGGAAGACAAGTTTAAGAACTTGGTTTCAGCAGTGTCTAACGCATTTTCAGGTATTCTTGGTGAGTTTAATGTCGAGCCATTAGAAGCGTTTATTAATATTGTTGGCGAGGCAATGGACGCTGTAACTTGGTTGATTAACACCTGGTCCAGGGCTAAGGGTTATCTTAAGGAATCTATATTTGGTGAAGAGACCGAAGAAAAAATCGAAGCAACTGCCGAACAGCTTGAGAGAGCTAACGAAGCAGTACAGAAAGCCAATGATATTTGGGAAAAAGCTGCTTATGGTGTTGGTGAAGCACGTAAAGAACTCCTTGGAGATGACTATGATATTGTTCAGTCACTTGTAAATCAGAGAGCAGCTGGAGTTACTGACCTAGAAGATATTGCCTTACAGTCTGTTATCAAATCTGACGAGGCACTTAAAGAAGAGAATAAGACAATAGCACAGACCAACCAGGAACTGGATGAGGTTCCTAAGAAAATCTCACCAATCGCTAGTGTTATAAGTGCTATGACAACTTTTGGTGCTGGTCTTAAAACCATATTTGGTAACATCAAAACAACCATATCAAAACTTGCTATATCATTTAAGAAAGTATTTTCTTGGAAAGATTTAAGACAGGATATTTTAGATTATGGCAATCTGTTCTCTGAGTTTGTTGGATATTTTGCACTTACGGAAGAGAGATCTACAAAACTAGAATCAGTATTTACTGGACTTTGGTCTGCTTTAGATCTGCTTAGAATGGTCATTAAGGCTGTTGCTGGCGGATTGTCGAAGATATTAGGACCAGTTCTTTCTGTTATATTTGACGTAATCCTAACAATAGCCGCAAAAGTCGGTTACTTAGTTACTAAGTTCAGAGAATGGTATAAGGAGAATGACCTACTTAAGAGTATATTATGGACTCTAGGTACTGTTATACAGACCGTTGTATCTTATGTAGTAACATTCTTCAAAGAACTTAATCAGCTTCCAGCAGTTCAGAAGATTAAAGATGCTCTTAAGGAGTTTGCTGACCTAATTGGCGATAAACTTCTTGGATATTTAGGGGAAACCCAAGAAGCAATAAGCGATTTCTTTGGTACGATGGATAAGGCCGAAGATAATCCTAAGATGAAAGTCGTTCTCGAGAAGATTAATGAAGCTTTAGAGAACATTATAACTTTCTCGGAAGAAGCAAAAGATAAGTTTACAGAGTTCACAACTTGGGTTAGTGAAAAGGGCGAGTCATTATTTGGTGCATCTAAAGATGCCGAATCCCTTAGTAAAAAAGTTGAAGGTATTAAGAAAGCTGGAAACTCACTTGTTCAAGGTGAAGGTATCACGGCTTTCCTTACAAACTTATCCGGTGTGTTTGGAAGTTTCTCTGATGAAGTTGATAAGTTTATTGATTGGATAGTCGCTAAGTTTAATTCATTAGATGCAACTAAGGTTGCTCTTGTAGGCTTTGGTGCATCTATTACAACTATGGGATTATCTTTCTCATATTTATCTTGGAATCTTGGTAACTTTATTAAGTCGTTCACTATGATACCAACTGAGATTTCAGGAACGATTAAGAGTGTTAAGGGTGTATTCAAGAGTATGTCCGAATACATCAAAAACGATTCACAAGCAAAGCTTATTAAAGCTTACGCTATTGCTATAGCAGTATTGGCTGCTTCATTTGTAGCATTAACCCTTGTGGATCAGGAAAAACTTGAGAGATCATCAAAAGTTCTTCTTTCTGCTATGGGTATAATGGCAGCTACAATAGGAGTAGTTGCTCTTATAGCAGGTAAGTATTCTAAAGATTTTATTGCTACAAATTCAATGCTTAATCATATTTCATTAATGTTTATAGCCGTTGCATCAGCAGCATTTATTATGGCTGAGGCATTGATGGTTCTTGATCAGATGGATTGGAAATCCGATGATTGGTGGAAGCCATTAGCAACTATGGCTGGTATGATGGTAGCGCTGGTTGCTGTAGCCATAGCAGTATCTAAATGGGCTGGAAAACTATCAAGCGGTGCTCTTACTATTGTAGCAATGGGAGCAGCTGTATGGCTCATAGCAAAGGCTCTGCAGGCATTGAATAATGTTCAAACTGCCGGATTAGATGCAAAGATAGATGCATTGAAAGAGGTTCTCATAACACTTTCTGCTTGCTTCGTTGTTATTAATCTATTAGCAAGAGGTAACGGTGTAATGAGTGCTTTTGCTGTGCTCGAAATGATTACAGCTATATTACTTATTGAGTTTGCTCTTTACGGAATTGTATATTTTGGCGTATCTATGGATACCATAAGGGATAACCTCGATAAGTTCTATCCAGTACTTATAGCACTTGGAATTATTGCTGCAGCAGTAGCAGCTATTGGTATATTTAGTAAACAAGCTATTTCAATGACAGGCACAATACTAGCATTTGCTGTTGCTACATTAATAATGGTTTATGCTATAAAGAAACTTTCAGACATAGCACGAAGTGGAGACTTAGAAACTGGTATTGTAGCTTTGTCTACTATATTTATTGACTTATTTACATTAATGTTTGTAATCGATAAAGTCAGCAAAATAGCACAGGGCATAGGTAAAGAACTTATAGCTCTTACTGTTGCTGTTGGTATTATGGCTGTCATTGTATATGCATTAAGTAACATAAAAGATATTGAGTCATTCCGAATGGGTGTTCTTATGGCACTTGTTTGTGTGGCTCTTGTTGGTGCCCTTGCAGCCGTGTCAAGGCTTGCTAAGGAAGTAGATTATAAATCGCTATATGCTATGGTTGTAGCATTAGGTGTTATTGTGGTGGCTGTAACACTTATGTCATTGATAGAAGATAAGATGGCGTTACTTCAAGCTGCCGGAATACTTGGTTTAGCTCTTATAAGTTTTGGTGCTGCTTTATATTTGGCATCAGAATGGGCTGGACAAATTAATACTAAATCTATTGTGGCTATGGTCCTTATGATTGGTATGGTCACAAGTTCTTTATATTTGTTACTTGATAAAGCTGGTGGTGACTATAAGTCTATGCTATCCGCTGCTGCAAGTTTGAGTCTAGTACTTTTAGCTGTAGCAGGTGCGATGTGGCTTATAGGTAAATCATTTGTTGGTTCAACAACCAATACAGTTAAGTCAAGACTTAAAATGCTTGCTGAGATGATTGTAATGGTTGGAATCATAGCAGTAGCATTATCAGCGTTAACACTTTCTATTGGATATTCTGGAACTGAAGCTATGGAAGCAGCAGTTATTAGTTTGTTAGTTGTTCTAGCGGCTATTACTGTTGGTATCAGTGCTTTAGCAACAAAGGGTCTTAAGTTCAATGAAGACACATCTAAGATGATAATTCTTATGATTATAACTCTGGCTGTAGCAGCAGGAGCATTATCAGTACTTGCAATGGCTACTAAGTCTGCTGGCTCTGATAATCTATATGCTTCTGTTATAGCTCTTGGATTGATATTAGTCACTATTGGTATAACACTTGGCATTATTAGTAAACTAGCAGGTTCGATGTCAACTCAATCAGTTGTAGCATTTGGTCTTGCTATAGCGGTTCTTGCTGCGGCTGCTGCATCATTATGGCTAGTTCTAGGAACTGGTGCTGATTGGCAAACGATGAAGACAGCATCAGAAGCAATGTGTAAAGTTCTTATAGCCGTTTCAATAGCAATAGGTATATTAGCCGGTATAGCGTCATCAGGAACTGGACTTGGTATTATATTAGCTGTTGCTGCTGCGTTATCAGTTACAATGCTAGCTCTTGGATATTCTATGAAGTTAGCAGCCAATGCTATCAAAGTAATAGTTAAAGCACTCGGTGACTTAACAAAGGTTAACTTTGAGGTTCTTGAAGAGAACGCTGGAACATTACTTAAGATGATAGGATTATTTGCTGCACTATCACTTACCACATTTGTACTCGGAGCTGGTCTTATGGTTGTTGGTACCGGCTTATCATTTGTTGGCGCTGGTTTGGTTGTGGTTGGTGTTGGCGCTACAACAGTAGCAATAGCATTAGCACTTATAGGTGCAACAATTATAGTAGTAACGTCTAGCGTAACGAACTTTATTGTAGCCCTTAATAATCTTATTGACACATTTAAGACATCTAAGGGTGAAATCAGTGCCGGAATAAGTGAAATTGGTACCGGATTGGCAAATGGAATAACCAACTTTATTACAACACTATCATCGAAATCTTCAACTATTAGACAATCATTAAAGACTCTTGTTGAAGATGGTGTTGGTGTTATATCTGATGGAATAAATGCTATTAACAATGCAATTTTGGATGGTATCATTACATTCCTTACAACCCTAGAGACAAAGATACCAGTTATTAATACAAAAATTAATAATGTCATAATTGCCATATTGATTGGTGTAGCAAAAAATGCTGGAACTTATGGATATTATGGAGCAGTTATAGCTATTGCGTTTCTTTATGGTGTTAGTCAGGGATTAGTAGAATACGGGCCACAACTCGGTCAAACAATAGGTAATGTTATTATAGCATTATTTGAGATGGCTGAAGGACTTATTAGCACACTTATGCCAGGTCTTACAGACCTATTCTATGAAGGAATACTTAATATGTCAGAGGCTCTTTGGGGTCTTCTTGCTATGACTGGTAGTGAGGCCGCTGAAGAGAACTATCAGACAATCCTTGATGAACGAGCTTCGAGAAGTGTAACACAGAAGGCTAAGGAAGCTGTTAAGACTTATGGCGATACTTATAATGACGAAATGAATAAACAGTCATCTGGTATGGCTAACACAACAGCTGATGCTGTCGATGAGGCAACAGACCAAAGTGATACGGCATCACAAAATGGTAAAGGAACTATTGATGCTTTACTTGGTGGTATGGAACAGAAAATGTCATCAGGTAATGCTCTTGATGGTGTTAAGTCTAAGATATTAGATAACTTTGATATTGACCTAACATCAACTGGTGATTCTGCTATAGGTTCATTCTTTAGTGGAGCTAATACTGGTATTGAGGAGTATAAGATAGATGCCAGTTCTATTCCAGCATCTGTAAAGGATCAGCTAGAGAGCGAAGGTTATAAAGAGTCTGGTCAGTATATGGTTAAAGAAATAGAGACCAGTATAAATGACACTTCAGACTTTAATCTTGATATGTTCTCAGACACAGTAATGGATGAACTTCCAGATGGCGAAGACGGCTATGGCAGCGGTGAAACTGTCAAAGAAGAGTGGGTTAATGGTATGACTAGCGCTACCGAAGAGGAGAAAGCTAGAATCTACCACACATACTCAACTTTGGCTAATGAAGCTGACGAGGGTGCTCGTGATGCTCTTGATATAAACTCACCTTCTAAGAAGGCTATGGCATTACGTGACTCTTGGGTTGAAGGCTTTGTCAAGATCGATAGCGAGGTTGCTAATCAGGTTTCAACCGCTTATGGTGATCTAGCTAATACTTCGGTCGTTGCAGCAGCCAATATGATGTCATCTATAAGCAAAATCGTTCAAGACGATTCAGTCGATTGGACTCCAACGCTTACACCAGTCATTGATGGTACACAACTTCAAAATGGTAGTAATCTTCTAACCGCTACGTTCGGTAACTCAGCTTTGAACCTGGCAGCTGATACAGCTCTGTCTGTAAATGACGCTAGTGCTTCAAGTCTTGCTGAACAAGTAGCACAACTGTCAAACGAGGTTAAACGCCTTGCTGACACTGACTATTCAAAGATGCTTGATGGCGTCAATATTAATGTTAATTCTCAGACTACGGTCGACGGAACACCATTAAGAAAGATGGCTTCAAGTTATACTATACAACAGGTCGATGCTCAACAGAGAGCATACAATATGTCGAGAGGAGCGAGAGCATAATGAGTACTTGGTCTTGGAATGAGATAGACGTGTATGTCAGTTTGTACAATAACGTGCTTGGCGACGCTTCTGTCGCAACTAACTTATGGGTTCCCCTTTCTAATTATGGTCTCCTTCGCGGTAGGGTGGCATTAACGCCCTCTACCGTTGAAGGTAGTTCTATAAGTATACCTGGAAGGGATGGTAATCCTTACAGTAAGAACAACAGCAGAGGTAATGCAAAACTAACATTCGAATTGCTGATTGCTGATGAGTGGATACCAGAGCATAAAGCCCTAAACACAACTATAAGACGTCGTTTAGATGTCATTGAATATTACCTTAACAACTCTCGAAGGATAGCTTACAAGCAACCTGGTAAGGAAGCATCAAGCTACTTCGAGGTTTACAAGGTCAAACTAACCGAAACAGATGCTTACGAGGAAGCAGCGACTCTCAAGGTTGAGATAGAAGTCAATCCATTTGAGTTCTTCTTCACTGGCAATGTGGCCGTACAGCTTCCTACAAATGACCCAGTAGCATTTAATGTTCAAATACCGTTCGACACAAGTAAGCCATCATTCCTCATACAAGGTGGGGGAGATGGCTATCTTTCTGTCAATGGTAAGTTTATAGGCTACAATGTACCTGAGAACACAATTATTGACACATACAAAGGGCTCGTCTACTCAGCCGCAGACTCAAGTGTCAATCGTAATGCATACTTTGACGGTGATTTTAAAAAGTTATGGCTCTACAAAGAAACTTCAGGGACCATAACAAACACATTTAGCCAAATTGTCCTAATGTACACAAGAGGGGGGATCCTACGATGATTAGATTATTCAGCCCTGAGACTTTTAGGGATTACTTAGAGAATCCTGAACCATCGTCTCTATGGGGCAACGGTTCTATCGTCTTAGAGCCCTCCGAATGTGTCGTTAATGCCACAATCGGTGATGATTGGACATTGACGATGAAACACGATTTGGATGAAAACAATAGATATTCTTACATCGAAAAGAACGCAATACTTGTTGTTGACGTTTATATTTGCAGAGAGCAGACAACAGCAAAGCAAGCATTCAGAATCTTAGAGGTAAGCCCTGGTGATGACTGTATAGAGGTCACTGCTTACCCTGTTGCTTGGGAGTCAATATACGAGTTCCCTATCAACGAAACTTATGAAAACCGTACAATACGTGATATTATCGCTCAGTGGAATAGTCAATACTCTAATAAGTATCAGGTTGATACAACATATTTGGATGATTCGACTTTGGATTATGCTGTCAATCTTTATGTTGAGAACAGCAACCTACAAGAAGTACTTAACGGTGAGAATGGTAACACAATAAGGAATATTCTTGGTACAGAGCTTGTATATGACAATTATATTTACCACTTACTGCCTGATAAAGGTATTGGCGAGGACTTGTCAGGTGATATCACGGTTAAATACGGAATGAACATCGAAGGTATTGAATGGACTGAATCAATGTCTGATGTCATTACACGTATTATTCCTTTAAGCTCAGAAGGGTATCATATGGTGGGTACTACGGATTACATAGACTCAACCAATATTGATGAATACCCTCACGTTTTCGCTAAGTATGAGACTTATAGTGATATTAAGCTAGTCGATTACCGTGACGAGAACGATACAACTGATAGCTCCCCTTGGACTGACACACAGATAATGACTCGTGAAGTCAGGGCCAACATCGAAGCTAAGGCTAGAGAGCTATCTGAGAAATACCTCCGTAAGGCAAGAAAAGGTGATTGGGACCATCATTACCCATCAACTCCGCCTATCAACAACAATCCTCACGAACCCGGCCGTGAGTATGATCAAAATGCTGATAGAGCGGCTCTGCCTTATGGATATTTGTTCTACTCATATACTGATGTCATCGGTCTTTTAACTAAGAAGATGATTGAACGTAACAACATCACAGACTCGAACTACAAAGACCTTATCACCTCAGCTATTAAGGCTGGTTTCAAATGGTGTGAGACAACTGAGATTGCTGGTTGGGATTGGCGTTACGAGA